GGGTGATGTTCCTCTTAGAAATTGAAATTCACCAAAGGTATTGCCGCTATATATGAGATTTGATGCTCGATGCTCAAACCTGATATTGCACTGAACCGCTGTAGAAGTTAGGAAAGCCATATCCACTAAATCTAAACTAGCATTATTAATGACCATTCCATTGGTTCCGCTCCGATTAGCAAGTAACAAGCTTACTGTTCCTAACGTATCCCCGGTTTCAGATAAAGTTAATTGATTACCAGGCGTAGTAAGAGTCTGTCCACCACCAGAAGTCAAAGTTATATTCCCGTTTACCTCAAGCTCTGATGCAGGAGTCCAGGGAGTTGCGATACCAATCCCAACCTTCCCTGAACTATCTATAACCATACTTGGAGTACCATAACTCTGATCGGTAAAAACCAATTTTCCTTGACCAAATCCAGATGTACCAGCTGTCGTTCCAATCCACCAGTTATGAGCCCCAGTCCCTGAGCCGTTAAAGTTAATGGCTATGTTATCTATTGAGCCCACGAGAGTAATACCTTTTTCGTTATTAGTGCTAACAACATGAAGATTGTCTGTTGGAAGATTAGTTCCAATACCTAAACGAATATTTATATCATCCCAAAAGAAATTATTACTATCTTGAGAAAGTAATCCACCACTAGCAGCAATTACCACCGATCCAGGTTTTAAAACTGAATCAGTCAAATTGGGAACGGTTAATGCCCCCGTCATGGTATCCCCGGACTTTTTAACCAGATTGACTAGGATTCCGAAGATATCTGTAACTAAGGACATTAGGAGTAAGTCAGCTAGGTATGGTTATCCCAAATCTGGGAAAAGCCCGCTGTCCCTCCTGCGTATTGTTTGGCTGTTGGGTTAGAATTACCGTCATAGGTTATTTTCATAATCTGCCAGACCGCAGCACTGGTGGCACTACCAGGAGAGGCGAATCCCACATAAATCGGATTAGTGCCTGAGACATAATCAATTTCAGTGAGTAGTGAACCAGCTGGCATCCGTTGAAGGTTCTGACCATCATATCCAACCAACTCGACTGTATTTTGGTTGAAGTCTTTATCGAACGATAGGTTGTCCATCTCCTGGGTGGACATGTTGATCTTATCAGGATTAGCCATAGAGTCTCCTTAAGTTAGTACGCCTATCATCAGTGGATTTTAGAAACTTAATATAATCAGCTACAGTTTCAACTCTAATGACTGCACGAGGTTCGTTTTTAATATTGACCAGCTTTTCAATCTTTGAGATGTAATCTTTAATACTTTTAGTATCGTTAGGAATCTCGCCTGCTTTAATCTTTGAGCCGATATAATCATCAATGGCCTCAATCTCTTTAGGAAATCCACCCTGAAGTTCGGCCCAATGTTCACCCAAGCCAAAGTAATCAACTAGGTAAGGCGTGCCATGTTCTACTGAGTAGTCAAGATATGGCACTTCCACCTTAGATGAACCGTCTTGGGTCGGTGTAGTGCCTTGCGGTGTTGGTGTAGGAGCTGGTGCTTCTACTTTAGTTTTAAATACTGTATCGCTCATTTGTGTTTAAATATCCTATCCCAATCCTTCTGCGATATATTTAGTGCAAAGCCTATTTTACTACTTCCAAGGCATGCTTTGTTCTTCCGCTCAATCATGTCGTCCTGGACATCCTTCACGTTCTGCATCCTGCCTGCTTGGCGTTCGGCTATCATCTTGCGTCTAGCTGACTTGACCCAGCCGTCTAACTGTTCTTTGCGAATGTTCTCGCCTGCTTCATTGATTAGCCTAACCGCTTTAGGATCACGAGTAGTAGCTAAGTCTTTCTTTAATTCTTTGATGTCTGCTTGTCGTCCAATATCTGCCATATTAAGTCTCTATCGGCTCCCCATAGGGCTGAAGAGCCGATATGTATCCCTTTCTAAGCTGACGCCATCGCTGCCCGTAACACCCAATTTGGATTGAGTATTTTAGTCGCGTACGCGCCGGCCCAAGAAATGTAAGACACCCGTCCCGCTGGAGATGCTGAGTCTACCTGATTCGGTAGAACATACAACTTCGGTTGGTCGGTATCCAAGTCATAGATTCCGAAAGCGTTATCACCATGAACGTAAGTGTAGTATCTAGTCACACCAGATGATGCGGTAGATGCTGCTTCAGTTCCAGATGATGTATCTTTGTTGAGTAACCATCTAACTTGGTAAAGTTCTCCCATTTCACCTGTATACAGGCCGTTGTCTTTCTGGACGTAAGTATGAGCGTTAACCCATGTCGTATCGCCCAATAACTTGTATTTAGAATAAGGATCAGTTTTACCGATAAATAAACCATCGGCGTATGCCATTGCTTTGTTTAGCTCAAGCGTCTGAACCATTAACCTAATGTTACAAGCGTCTAAGACGTCACCGGCTGTGAATGAGGCCACGTTATGCCCGTTGGGGTAGTACGCAGTTCCATTTTCCAGCTCAGTTCTCACTAACCTGTTTAAGGTTTCTCCCATGTTCTGACCTACTAACGAGATCTTTTCCTTCATCGCTGAATCGATTGAAACGGTTGTTAACAATCGTCCATGAGTCGTGGTTAGACCATAGTCTGATAGGGTCATAGCTACTGTTGAAGCATTAATCGGACACGTTACCGGATTAGAAGCCTCTCCTAATGGAGAAGTAATAATCGTTAACGGATTATACCGAGTAAAGTTCACAGTTCTACCCGAATTTGCTGGATGAGTGCGGAGTTGTCCACCCTCTTTCAACACAAACTCGTATTGAGCCCTTGCCAAGAACACCCTCTCGTAATCAATTCTGTTACCACTCTTACGAGCGAGCTAGATATTTCTACTAGCTTCTGCAAGTCTTCCTTGCAGTTCGGACTATCGCTTCATCCTATTTCTAGGAGCCAATCACTTAGTCTCTACGGGCGTAAAATTAAGATATTCTTGTTGTTTTCCTCTTAACCAACTTCCTCTTTTATGGTTTTCAAGATAGTTCAACAATTTCTGACACCTTAACTTTTTTTCAGTTAAGTGTGGAATTAAAGCTGGTAATAAGTTTTTAAGATGTTGCTGTCTCCAGACCTCTATCCTAAACATTTTCTTATTGCTTTTAAAAATACCTGGTTTATATCTCTTATCAAGTATCTTAGCTTCAACCCCATCGTCATTATATTGATTGATTATTCTAACGCATTTTTCTAATAGGTCTTTATCGCTCCCTATTATATGGATCATGTGAGTTAAGAATCCTCTACCATTCAAGTTGAATGTTATAGAACCTTCTCCATCTATAATCCCTGCTAACCAACCAATATCTTCTGGTTTTACTTCCCTCGCGGTTACCCCTTGCATAATAGTAAGTTTATCATAACATTACTATACATTCAAGTAGGGCTTTCCCCGATTTCAGATTAGATTTTTAATGTACATTACTGTCCATTGACGCATTTTAGGTTTACGTCATAACCTCTTGGGAGAGGTTAGAAGTCGTAGAGGTATTTGCATCTGTAAAGTCGATGCCTTGACCTATTGCTGCCATATATTATTTATAGTCGCTAATCTAAAAACTAACGACTAAGTTGTCACCGCCCTTCTGCCAAGATTTAGCTAATGACGATCCCTAGGTCGGCTTCTAGCTCTGCGATTGATTTCTCATTCGCTTTTTTCTCTGGTTGTGTAACGGAAGTAGGTCTTAGAGCGGCCCCCGATACCTGTTTGGCGATATTCTCGGTAGCCTGTCCTGCTTCACGTTGTGCTGCCCCGGCAAGGGATGACATAAGCCGAGAAGTAAACTTCTCAACCGATGCGGAGTAAGGATTACTTTTAACGTAAGCCTCGACTGCCTCAGTCACGGTTTCGGATAGTTCCCTATCGAAAGTATCAGAATCAGGATTAAGCTGTGGAAATTTATCCACTACTTTCGCTGCTTCAGAATTGATGCGGTTGATGGCCTCTGACTGTCTCTGCCGTAATTCGGCTCGACTATCAGCCGTTTGAAGTATTCGAGATTCCCGATCTGCAATCCTTCGATTGAGTTCGTTAACATCTATCTCTTCACCCGGTGCCACAATCGGCTCTTGCGGATTGTATTGAGGCACAGCGTTTGGCTGTCCTTGATAGCCCACTGGGCTTGTCAGTTCCGCAAGCTTCTGTTCTAGCGACTGAGCCTTTTCTTCAGCTGTTTTAGCTTTCTGATTAAGCTCTCTAATCCGTGCATCTGCACCCTTCTTGGATTCTCCGCCTGTTTCAGTAGTAGACTCCGATGATGCCTCATCTCGTTCTATAACCTCCCCAGGTGCTTGTTCTGCTACCGGCGTAGTATCAAGGTTTGCACCCTCTTCGTTTAACGCCTTTGTTTGGTTGTTGTCCAATTAAATCACCCGCTCCCTCACACCGATTATGGATCGTGCGATGCTGTCCCAAGTCTTTTTGTTAAAAGCTTGATTCTGAATCCATCTCTGCCCCTCAACGGATTCAGAACTAAGATTTCAACGTGGTTTTAAAATCGGCTGACCTTGTTCATTAAGGCCCGATAAAAACCTTATCCATCCCAATAAAAACCGCGTGCGTAACCTCGCAGCTTTTGCAGACCAGATATGGGCCTTGCTGACGCCACTCGTGATGCTCGTGCGGCTCGAATTTAAAATCCGGCTGCGTAAAGTTAAGCTGCTCACTGTCTGTTTGGTTGTCTTCATTGGTCGGTTCCATTTAAGTTTTCGCAGGCTTCCTTAGCATCCTGCACCTTTTGTTGTTGCTTCTGAATAATCCCTTTAGCTAAGTTAATCACGACCGCATTACGGCCGATCTCCTCAAACGGCAAGCCTTGGGCCATAGCAGTTTCAGTACCGTGATCTAAGTCTTTTAATAGCTCATCGGTAAAGTCTTTAAACACTCTCCAGCCGGCAGTCTGTGACAAAGAATATAACTGTCGCTCTTCATCACTGGCCCCGGCAGTTTCGGCTTTCTTATCTTGCAGTGAAGGTAGCGTGCTAAAGAAATTAGGTTTTAAGGCTGATTGACTCATTTCTAAAATCCTCGCTTTCTTTGGTTAATCAATGGTTGTGGTGCTTGCATTGGTTGAGGCGGTTGCATCTGCTGCGGCATACCTTGTGGTACACCTGGTGGCATCTGCGGTTGCTGGGCCCATCCCTGAAGATGCGGATCTCGCAACATTGGATCAGTCGTCGGTTGTTGTTGACTAAACTGGGACGGTTGGAAGCCGGCGTCTGACTCGGCTTGACGTTGAATATCAGGTGGCAGATCTTTGTAGTTCATCGCTACATGCTCAGCTAATGTACCCTTAAAGTTAATCGGGCCATGCGGCATACTGTCTTGTTGTGGCTGCTGGGCCTGCGGCATAGCCGGAATGGCGTTTAAGCTCTGTCCCTGGGCTTCCTTCAACACGCCTTGGAAGTGAGCAGCATGTTTGGTTAGCAGATCATCGGCCCGCTCCTGCATGGTCATGTCAACTAAAATCTTCTCCCAGGACTGGATACCGGAGTTGGCGACAATACCTTTGAACAGTTGACCAAAGTCTAACTTGTAGCCGTCCTCTTTGAGTTTGTTATCAAGTAAGTTACCAAACGGCGGTACAAACGACTTAAAGTACAGCTGCATCAATGCTTCCAGGTTCTGCTGCTGGGTCTGGGCATCTGTCGCAAAGGTTGAGCCGGTCACAATCTCGTAATCATAGAGTGATGAATCCTTACCCTTCTTAACTGTCAGTTGTCCGGACTTCTCGTTATACATATCCTTGATCTGCGGGTAGTCCTTAGCGATTAAGTCGATCTCCTCCGGGAACATCCTAAATGATACAGCGGCTGACTGCTTCTTAGTCATAAGGTTAATCATCTTCTTAACGGTGCGTCTGATAAACTCCTCCATGTAGAACTTGTCGGCGTTGTCTCTGGTATTTTCTCTAGCGGCCTGCATCTGTAGGGCTTGCGGGGTTTTACCCAGTTGAGGATTGGTAGTCGCTGCAATGCTAGTGTCTGATTGTCCAAACAAACTCTGGATCGCTCCAGCGGCTACCTGGTGTGTATTGTTAAACGTTTCGACTCCCTTAGGTGACAAGTTAACAGGCGAAGCCACGTTAGTGACATTATTGCGACCTAACCACATCGCACCAGGGATAGGTTTCAAGCTTGAGAAGGATGCCACGTTATCCTTGTTGATAATCATCGGCGGGAAAATCGACATCTTGAGTGCATCCATGTAAAGATTCCAAGTACCATTGATAACCATCTGCATCGAACCGCCTCGTTCTATATCACCCATGCCAAAGAAGTCATCTAAGAGTGGAATTGAGTATTTGTTCTCTACTGGCAGTTCACCGTTATCATGCGGGTTCTTCTGGTCTCTAAACTCCATGTCAGCGTCAACACAGATGTCGACCCATCTGTCACGCTCGTATCTGGTCAGTACCTCAAAGTAACCCTTCTTAGCCTGCGGCTGCTGCCTAGATGGGTACTGGGATTCTTCACGTTTGCCAATATCATCGGGGCTACGATTCTGTTTAGTCCCGGACATATCTTTGAGCTTGGCAATAATCTTTGAGATGTTCTTATATCCAGGCTGTCCGACTAGGGATTCAAAGAAAGATAGTGAACGCCAGGTTCTGATGATGATCTGGTCTGAATCGTCAAGGGATACAGCTCCCGGTTGTGGGAATACATCACGCATGTTGAGGAGCCAGAAGTCCGGCCCGACATAACCATTAGGTTTAACGTCCTGATCGATCAAGATGAAGAAGTTACCGTACACGTTGGAGTAGATATCAACCATCCGCATCTTGGTTAGAAAGTCAAACTGAGAGTTAGCATTGGGGATGACGTACTTATCAAGTAATAGGTTCTTGAGTCTGGCATCTCCTACGTCAGTGGTGGACAAACCTTTAACCTTACCCATTGGCAGACGGTTCATAACTCTGTATGCCCGCTCAATCGTCAAAGTGGATAGCATCGGGTCAAACACCTGTGATGTCCCACCCTCGGATACTAGATCATTGAGTTGGTTGTGGAATAGCTTTTCGGCATTGTCCCACATGATCCGTTTAACTTTTAAGTTGTCAAACGCTGTCTGCTTATCGGAGATAATTTTACTGGATAGATCAGACATAGCTGGTTAGCACATGATAATCTATTTAGGGTATCAAGTGTCAAGGAAGAGCTACTGCATACATCCGGCCACATCTGTAACATCTCCCAATCACCCTCGTCAATGTCTGAATATTATCACACGGTAAGTTACTTGTCTAGTAACCTCTTGCCCTCAAGTATCGTTGGTTCTGTTCCTGCAGCATCTCCCACTCACCCTCATCTATTGATGGTTTGTTAGATGCTATACTATATCTAACCGCATCAAGTGCGTGATTGCCAAAGTCCTGCGGCTCGTTGATGTTTGTACCGTTCTTATCAGTCAGCCACATGTACTGCTGGTATTCTTTCCATAGGTTTAGACTCCGTTTAGTCACACTGATGCGCTGGTCTTGGACGTATTGGATGCCATGTAAGATCGAGTCTTTGCCCTTCTCAACCGCCAGGATCGAGATACCGTACTGGTTGATCTCCTCGATCGACTTAGGTTCGGCACTGTCGGCCATAACTAAGGCTTCAGGTAGGTTCTTCAGTACATCGGCTAAGTCTTTATTACTCATCCCCTTGCGATAACATATCTCATCTAGGATATAGCCACCGTTGTACTCATAGATTGCCACAATCGCTGCCGGATCGTTAGTGTAACCAAAGTCTAGGCCATATCTGATTAGTCTAGATTCATAAGGTATCTCTTCAACATCACCCCGCCAGCCGGTATAGATTCGCCCCTCTAGTACACCTAATTGACCTTCACCATAGACTTTCCACCAATTGATATTACTTCGCCTGGATTCGATTGACTCAATGATGGCCGGAGCTAGAGCGTCATTATCTTTGTAGGTAAGAATGATGAAGTCAACTCCAGGCTTATCCTTAAGCTCAGTGTAAAACCAAAACTCACTAACTGGATTCCAGTCAAGCCAGATAGTCTTATTGGTTCTAATCTCTAGCTGGGTATATGTTTCATAGCTAACATTGTTGGCCTCATTGATGAATAGAATATCACGTCTTGGCCCTCTGACCTTATCGGGCTGGTCTGCGCTGAAGAACTCAATCTTTGATCCAGTCGGAAAGGTATAGATTGCATCCGTCTTATTCCAGCAACTATCCTGGTAATAGTGGTGCTGTTCCATCACACTTAAGAAGTCCCGCATTGCTCCACGTTTTAGGTGTGGAAAGGTAGCCGATACCACGCTCAGTAGTTCGCCTTGGTTCTGCTGTGCCCGCTGTATGAGCCATAACAGAATGGATATCGTCTTAGAGGCTGAAGTACCACCTGCCACGCCTCTTACCCTAGATCTTAACTCTAGTATTTTATCAGTAGCAGTAGTTCGGATATATGGCATTATTCCACCTTAGTATCTTTACCCAAGATCGGCATCACTATCATCTTGTCAATGTTGACTGTATTGGAGTCTGATAACTTACCTTTAACTTTATACCCTAGTTCTAAGTAGCCTTTTATGGTTGAATAATCTTTGATCTCTCTGTCTGGTTCAGTAGGGGAAGTAATAATTTTTGTTGCCTTTAGTCCTTCTTGATGTACCCTTAATAATTGCACATCCGGTAAAACTTCTTCCATTAGTTGTTGCCAAGATTTAGTCTTGGTCACTTGTTGTGGATTTCTAGCAGTGGTTTTAGGATAACCTGATTCAAGCATCGGCTTTTGAGACCGACATCTTTCCATTACTTTCCAATACTTTTTTAGCAACCATTTTAATCCTTGTGTTCATTTTTAGCTTTTAATAATTTAGGCTTACAGTAATATTCCATCTCATATAAAC